GAAAACCCTTTCTAATATGAAATACTTTGAAATTTTATACATAGCCCCTATTTGCCAAAAAGTAAATATTAACAATTGGCAATTCTTAATTTATTGTAATTAAATTTTTTTATTCAAAACTTTATTAATATATTTACCACATGAAAAAAATACTACTCACATCTTTTGCGATTGTAGCTCTATTGAGTTCTTGCAAAAAAACAGAAACAACAACGCCAACTCCTATTGCAGTTGCACCAACTCCAACGTCTAACCTTAAAACTGTTATGGTTGTTATCAATAAAGGCGGTTTAGACCAATTCACTAACATTAGATGGTCTTATACTCCAGACGTAGATTCGTCTTACAACTCTTATAATAATGGTTACGTTAGAACGTATATCAATACAACCGAAAGTGATTCACTATTTATTTATTCAAGTAGCCGTCCTTTAGGTGGGGGAATGCAAATGTCAGACCAAATAACAATTTATGTTAATGGAGTGTTCAAACAGTCTTACTCTGGAATTGCAGACTTTAGAAAAGTTTATATTAGATAATGATTTGGTTAGGTTTAAAAGATAGCAGTAACGTTAAGACTAATTTATTCTTATCGACTAATGATATTAATTCTGACTTAATAACCATTTGCTTTGACGATATTACAAAAGGAACTACTCAAATGAAACAGGTTACTAAATTGGAATTTATGGATAAATTTATAATATTGTAATTGACTAAGCAATCTCAAATATCCGATTTATACAAAGATGCAAGCCTTAAGGCAAATGCCCGAAAGCTATGCAATAATCGGTTCATTTGGGAAGACTTATATCAAGAAACGTTCTTATATTTATATTCACTTGACGACGATAAATTCAATAGGATAAACAATCTTAAGGCTTTTACATTCTCTGTTATGTTTGGCAAAGCTAATAGTCAATCCCGTTCCTTTTGTCTTAATGGCAAAGATAACGTACTATTTGAAATGTGTAACTCATTTAAGTCAACTGATAATGTTAATCAAATTGATAATAATTACAACTATAAACTTGATACCGACTTTGAGAATGTATTTAACTTTTTAAACACTAACAAAAATATTAAAGAAGCCGATGTGTTTATTCTATTTGAAAACTTAGCGGGTAAAAAGCTAACCGAAATATCAAAGGAACTCGATATAAATTATAGATTGGTTAAAAGAAACAAGGCACGAATTATTAAACAAATTAAAACAAACGTAAAATTATGATAAAGGAAAACAAAGAATTTATCTTAGGTGTGGTTGCATACGGTAACAAACCAGACGCATCCAACTCTACTATGTTAGCAATCGTTGATGAATACGCTGAACTTACAGGCGAAACAATTGACTTAACTAAATGCTTAACGTGTGGTGAAAATAGTATATTTGATAAGATATATCAATATGCAGTCGATAATGAATTATGGGAAGTTAAACCTAAAAAATCTAAATAATGGAAGTATCAGTAACTGAATTATTAGACTATCACATAGCTAAGCTACCTGATAATCATTTAAAGAAACGTCAAGTACTTGCAATGGATTCAGAACAATACAAACAACTTTGTGCTGAATTGAAACGTGAGGTTAAAAAATATAGAGGTTACAGAGTTTTAAAAGTAGTAGAGGATGCAGAAAATCAATAAATATTGGTCTAATGATTTTATGAAATGGATTGAAGGTTACAAATTCTTTGGTATCTATTTTCTTAAATTAACTCTATACAAAGAAAAAACTAAATATAAAATATTATTTAAATTGCCATCAAAATATAAACCTTACTATGATAGTAAAGTAAGTTTTGATAAAAATGAATTTGAAAACTTTTTAAACGAAATAAGAAATGGCAAACAATAAGTCAATCGAGTTTATTAAAGCATTACCCGAATATGCTAATGAATACATCAAAGAATGTTTATCGCATACTAAAGAGGTTGCAACGGGTTCGGGTAAGATAGTTGAAATACAAGATAGGCATATACCCACTATTGCCTATTTTCTTAACGTATGGCTACCTTTATTAAAACTTGACACAATTGGTAGGAATACTTATTATGAATGGCGTAAAGGCGAATGTGAGCTTAAAAGGGACACTATAAAAAAGATAGACGAACTATTCCAAGCCTTAGCTGGCGATATAGTTGCTAATGAGGGTAAAGGAATATTCTATGCTAAGAATAAATTAGGTTGGTCAGATAAGATTGACTCGAATGTTAATACTTCAATTAGTGTTTTAAACTTAGACCCGTTAGATGATTCAAAAGACAACCTCCTTACTTAAGATAGCATCTTTAAAGAAAAGGATTAAAGTAATAAGAGGTGGGCAAGGTGCGGGTAAAACGATTTCAATATTGATATTGTTAATTAATCACGCAGCATCAAAGCCAGATAAAGAAATACTGATACTATCGTCTGAGTTAACTAAAATGCGTTTAACGGTTATTAAAGACTTTGTTAAGCTAATGAGGTTAATAGGTATCTACGACGATTCACGTTTCTTAGCTGGTACTTTATATCGTTTTCCGAATGGTTCATTCATTAAGTTTATTGGATTAGATAAGTCCGATGTCGGTAAGGGTTTACGTTCCGATGTCGCATACTTCAATGAGGTTAATAAGATTGACTTTGAAAGTTATAGGCAAGTGGCTTCGCGTGCTGGGCAAGTCTATGCCGATTACAATCCCGATGCTGAGTTCTACATTGACACCGATGTAGTTGGACGTCCTGATTGCGATTTCTTACAACTTACTTTCCAGGATAATGAACTACTATCTGAAAACGAAAGGAGTGAAATACTTAACTATTACACTAATGGCTATTATGATAATGGCGAAGTAAAGAATAAGTATTGGGCTAATCTTTGGAACGTTTACGGATTAGGTAACATTGGTAACTTACAGGGCGTTATCTTTGAGAATTGGAATGAGGTTGATGCAATACCACCAAATGCCGAATTTATATCCTATGGTATGGATTGGGGCTTTACAAACGACCCAACTACTTTAATTGAATGTTACCGTTACAACGGCGAACTTTACGTTAATGAGTTAATATATCAAACGGGTTTAACCAATAGCGACATAGTACTTAGAATGAATGAATTAGGCATTAATCGATATGCTGATATAATAGCAGATAGTGCCGAACCAAAATCTATTGAAGACGTTTATCGAGGTGGGTTTAAAAACATTTATCCCGCATCAAAGGGGTCGGATTCGATTCGTAATTCAATTGATACCTTACAACAATACACAATCAATATAACTAAGTCAAGTACTAATTTAATCAAAGAGTTTAGAACGTGGCGGTGGGCGGTTGACAAAGAAGGTAAACAATTAGGAACGCCGATTGACAAAGATAACCACGCTATTGACGCACTTAGATATATTGCCTTAAATAAGATTAATAAGTCGTCTAAGATTGATTTATTATAAGTCCCTTTTATTAATTTTTAATACTTTAAAACAATGAGATTTGAAGATTTAACAGTTCAACAATATATTAGCCTATCTAAACTACCTAAGGACTTAGAGCCATTGGATAAGATAGCTAATGAAATGTCTATTGTAACAGGTAAAACACTTGAAGAGGTTGAATTAATGGACGTTAATTACATTATGTCCAAAATAGCATTCTTAAAACAAGTGCCTACTGAATTAGATTTTAAGCGTAAATTAAGAATAGGTTTTAAGTATTACAGTCCATCAGTTGAACTTACCAATATATCTGTTAATCAAATGGTTGACTTCTATTCACTTTATAAGAATGAAGCACAATTGAATGAATTATTAGCAGTTATTTACCGTCCGACTAATGGAGCTTACCATGCATCTAATCATTCCTATGTAGCAAACAAAATGTTATCAAAAAGAATAGGCGACGTTTTAGGGGCGGTTTTTTTTTCGCTAAGATTTTACAATCAATGCGAGAAACTTATACAGGAATATTTAGCGAAGAATCAAGAGTTGTTAGCCAAGACGATGGACTGGATACAGAACGACAAAGAGTTTCAGGATTTCTGGAGCAGTGGGGGTGGGAGTACAACATAGACCAATGTGCATTAAATGAAAGGGTTACTTGGGAAGTAGTGTATAATTGGAACTTAGTTGAGTTTATGAACAAAATAAGTTACTTAAAAGATAAAGGGAAATTTGAAATAGCGTTGAATGGCATTAGGTGATGAAATAGATAAAATACTTGTTGAGTTTGGGGAGTCGACTGTAAACGATGTAAGAGCTAACTTAGATGCTGCGGTGTCTTATGGTGGGCAAGCATCGAGGTTAAGTGCTAAGATTAACTATATCCCACCACGCAATGTAAACGGTGCTATTGTTTTACAAGTTAGTATGCCCGAATATGGTTACATATTAGACCAGGGACGCGGTGCCGGCAATGTAAGTAAAGAGGGAATAGCAAGTATTGAAAAGTGGATTGTAAGACGTGGATTAAAGCCTAAGATGTCAGAAGCTCGAACTAAGATGTCAAAGGATAGGAAAGTTGCTAAACCTATTAAAACACAAAATAGAGAAAAGGCGGTTAAACAGTTTGCTTTTGCCATAGCTCGTAAGATACAAAAGAAAGGACACTCACAACCTTACAAAGATAATAAGTTAGGGTTTTGGAGTAAAGTAATAAACGACGGTCGATTGGATGAGTTGACTAAAAGAATAAGTGAAGTATTAAAAACAGAAGTAATAATTGAAATAAACGATGGCATTAACCGTATCTAGTACCCCTCAACTATACACACCCGCTTATAATGAGCAAACGTTTGTAGCACTATCTAATCAAATTGCTATTAGTGATTTTTATTACTTAGTTCAATTTCAAGTTGGAGCGTCAATTATTTACACTAAAAAGATATTGCAAAGACCTGATGGTTATTGCGTATTTGATGCCATTGAAGTAGTTAAGAATTATATTAAGCATTCATTCAATCCAACGGTTACGGGTGTTACCTATGCGACTGATTCTGCAGTGGGTGTTACCGTTTACATTAAAGAATTTTATTCGGGGGCAGTTCAAAGTACTTACACTTATAACTATGTAGCGTGGAATGCTTGCTTAGATGCCGATACATTTAGCACTTATGATTATTTAGACTATGTAAGTAATGGCGGTGAAATTAAATTGCTTTCGCCTAATAGAGATGAGTACTTAGTGCCAAATGGCAAAGTAGATATTAAAGCCGATAATTGGTTACACTTTTTTAAGTCAGACTTTAATTATATTGATTTTAGTTTATATGCTAAAAATGGCACTTTAAAAGGTAGTTTAACTAAAACTATTCCAACGGGTGCTTACATTCATTACATAAATACGGGTGCTAAATTATGGGAAGGAACGGGATTAATGGTTAATGTTGGCGATTATGTAGAAGTAAATATTGAGGGTGCAAGTGGTACATCAACTTATACATTAACATTTACAGATGTTTGTTCAAAGTCAGTTCAATACAATGTTTACTACTACAAGCGTAACGGTGCAATTGGATTTAAAACATTTGAATTAGTTAGTCAAGAAACGCTAACTAAGAAAACAAATACAGTTAGAATGAATACCAAAACATTAAGCGGTGGCATTTATTCGGCTCCAACTTATGCAAGGGAAAAAAGCACCGTTTCAACAACAAGTCAAAAGTCAATTACTTTAAATACTAATTGGATTACAGAGCAACAAGCAATTGAATTAAACGAATTGTTTGATAGTCCTATGGTTTGGTTGCAACTTGAAACAGGCGAATATAAACCTATTACAATAACTGATAACTCATATAAGTTTAGCAAGCACGTTAATGATAAATTGTTTAACTATTCAATAACTGCGGATTACGATAATACAGAAACTAGACAAAGAGGTATATAATGGTAAGGACAAGATTAGAGATAGCAGATACAAGCGTACCATTTGCAGAGCAGATACCCGTTAGCATTAACTATAATATTGCAGACGTTCGTGAGCCTGACAAGTTTAAAAGCTCATGGTCTAAGACTATTC